TGATATATGAGACATATAATCATGAACTGCTCGTGCTCTTACATTCTCATCAGGAGATAGAACGGGGTGCTCAGAGTCTATTCTTGCTACCTCGATCCCACCTGTATCTTCGTAGTCTTTTCTCAAGCGATCAACAGAAGTTACATCCTCTACCCCACCACCGACATCATAAGGGTGGTAGTCAACAGGACGAGGCTTGATTGCCTTTTTTGTGATTCGTTTATGCATCTTATCATAGAAAGGAGCTAACAGATCAAAAGATTCTTTGGCTCTTTCCTCGAAAGCAGGTGCTTCTCTGTAGGCATCTGCTACAAGTTTAGCATAAAGTTCCCAACCATCTTGGTCCGGATATCGAACAAGATTAGTCATCTTTTCTTGTATGAGGAACTTTTTCCAATTTTCGAATATAAGTTTCACTATTAGTCTCCTAAAATCTTTGTAAATAGGTTACCAATCTTGTTTTCTTTGTTCTCTCGCATTCTCATGGGAGATGCTGCTTGCTTGTCTGGATGGACAAAAGCATTTGGAGTTGATGGTTCTGAGACGATATCAAAGCAGATAAGCTGAAAGTCGTTTTCCACAACTGTCTTACCCATGCTTTCCCTAACAGACCCAAGTCCGCGAGAAGATATACCGAGCTTAACTCCAGCATTTATAAGTTCTTTGAGTGTCTTGCCAGAAGGAGTGTCGAGGACTTTCATTTTGCCCATAACATCTTTTCCTTCCCACCAGCAATCAACAATCATATGTGATACATTCTTGAGATTTACAACAGAATCGTCTGGATGATCAAGTTCTCCACAAGCACGATTATCGGCGACAATCTTTTTATAATTATCGACCTCACGCTGTAGGACCTCAAAAGGATACACTCGTCCATTTCCGTTCTGCTTGTCGGCAGTCTGAATGCGACCGGTGAGGTACATTGCTCCATTGGAGATCTCTTTCTTCTCTCTTTCGGTGAGAAGGTCGGGACACATACCATCGGGGCATAGTTCGTAATATTCTTGTAAAAGTTTCTTAGACATTTTATCGCTCTAAATCATAATCTGGATTACCAAATTCATTGTTGAGTCCTGATTGTCCCAAAAAGTCTTTCATTACAAGTTTTTTTGTTTCATCATCCAACTTACTCATAAGATCTACAAGCTCATCAGAAGTCATTAGTCTGACTATAGATTCTAGTTGTTCTCTTTCATCAACAGTAATTTCTCGTGGAGCATTCGGCTCAAGATCGTCTTGCGGAGCCTTGCCGTAACCCATATCAGTATTTCCGGGTGCAGTTTCACCGGGAATATAATTACTATACATTTCAGCAACAGCTTGAAGCTCTTCTTTAATAATTTGTTTAAGTCTTTCTTGTGTAATTTTCATTGTTAGTCTCTCATAAAATTCAAACGGGCGCTACCCGCCCGAGTTAGGACCCGCTGCAACAGCGACGAACTGGTTGTAACATCCATTTCTTAGTCATGATTGCTCCTTAGTATTAATCTTTATTCCGTCATCATTCACAAGCATGCTTAAAAAGTAAGATGTTCCTGATGCCATCCACCCGCAAATTAAAAAGTTTGCAAATGTATAATCAAATGTAAATAGTTCGGTAAAGCCGTTTAAGGTAAATAAAAGGGCACCAACCCAAAATCCCATGCACATCGGACAATGCCAAACTTTACCCCAGCCACGATAAGCATCCTTAGCAGGTCGGATTTTATCAAAGACTGATCCATAAACAAGAATTTGTGTGAGGCCGTATGCGGCGAGGATAAACCAAAGCCAACCTGCATCAAATTCTAAAAAGTTTATATTCATTTCTACTCCTAGTAGTAATAGCCACCGTATGGATAGGCACCGAATACATAAGGCCGAATACCGCCTTTCTCTGCTGCTTGTGGAACTTCGCCAAGTTCAGTTGAATCCTCAGCATCTGGTTTGGTAAGTTCCTCATCATACATTTGATCGTATTCTTCGACGGTCTCAAAATATGGTCGTTCGCTCTCTATCCACTCAGAGATCTGATTGAGGACGAGGGGCATTTGTAAATCTTTCTTTTCGGGATCTTTCATCTCAAGGAGTTGTCCTTCGAGAGATCCATAAACATTTCCGCCTTGGATTGTTTCATAGGCGATAACACCTTTTGTTCTTAATCTTTCCATAAGTCGGCTTGATGTTCCATAAACGATGTCTGTTGCTAAATCTTTTGCGAAAGTAACAACTTTCTGTTTCTCGACCATAACAACAATATCGATGTCCGGATGATCAAAGATCATAAGGTCGCCATTATGCGCTTCACGGATGTTAAGTTTAAATTTGATTTCATGAAGGTGTGGATTATTTATTACAACTCCAACCTTTGGAGAGGTGTCTATACTTACCCCAATTGTCGTGTTTTGCATGACGGGTTGAGAAGCACTTCCTATTTTGACATTAATGCTCATTTTTTGCTACCTCATGCACTAAATCTTGGATGTAAAACAAATCCCTAAGCATTTGTTCGTCTATTCGTCTTTCACCAAAACTATTGAGTTTATCCACAACTTTTGAGGCATTTTGGCTATGCATGCTTTCGTTCAAATTTTGGAGAGAATTTCTAAGTCGATGTATCTCTTCGTTGATATATGATTTGAGACTAACTCCGTTGTCTGAAAATGAAACAATAAAGTTTGTGAGAAGATCTCTTTGTTCTTGTCTCAAGCTTTCACCATATGTTTCGTTGAATTTATTAACAAAGGTCTTGTATGTTAGATTATCTATGTGCTCCATCTTTGACTCGACAAGTCGTGCTTGGCGGAACTGGACAACTCTGTTCTCGATAAGAAGTCTCTTCTTTGCTGGGAGTTTATTTTGATTAAAAAATAATCCTGCGGTTGCTACATTCTTGTAGTTAGGAAGAAAGTTTGACCAAATAGCGGAGTTGAATGCTTCGTTCATCGTTTTAATAAGTTTTGTCTGAGCATTGAATATCACTTTATGATCAAGACTATCAAAGTCCTTCTTTATCTCATAGATTACTCTAAGTGATCGTGAATACTCTTTCTCGCCTGTTCCTTCTAAGAGCGACTTATAAATATCAAGTTCTCTTTTGAGGGCTGTTCCCGCTTTGAAATTTTCTTTTATGACCTCGACCAATTTGTTCTTGGTTGCTGTCTCATTTCTTACGATTGCTTTTGTTAGTTCTTTTACCAAGCACTCGTAAAGAAAAGCGGTATTTCTTTTCTTATTGTGTTTCATGCTCATCTTCCTTGATTAGGCTTTCTAATAATACTTTTATATCATTGCTAATGGTAAATAGTTTTTGTTCTTCTAAATTCTCATTTTCTTGGCTTTCTTCGACCATTCCTTTAGCGAGAGTATACAAACTACCGGGGCCACGGTACCCCTGATGTGTGGTTCTTGGGGTTGAACCGGGAACTTCTCCACCTGTTGCAATATTTTTATAATTCTTTGTGCGTCCGCCTTTATCATAGGAACTCTGGTGTCTTTTATAAGGACCTCGCTTTTTTGGTCTTGCGTCGTCGTCTCGCTTTGCGGGAGGTTCTGCGAGCAGTGGGGACTCGTCATCTCCACCGGCTGCTGGTTCATCGGCTGGTTCATCAGCACCTAAGTCAAGATCGCCCAAGTCGTCTCCACCATCATCGCCTCCGAGGTCACCTAGATCGCCAAGGCCACCACCGCCACCACCGGCATTTCCAGCTTCACCAGCCTCACCGGCTGCTTCTACAGCAGCAGCAAATTTTCTATCGTGAAACATTTCTCGTTGGTTTCGTATAAATTCGTCAGCAGACATTCCAAACATATGTTCGGCAATCCATCGCTTTGAGAAGAAGCCTTCTGTTGCGGCTGCTGCAACATCAAACTTTTGTTTCCAGTGTTCTAGCTCTTGAAGTTCGGCAATCTTTGAAGGATTATTGAGAGATAATTTAAATGAAAGTAAATCGTCTCCACGGAAGCCGAGAGTAAACAAGTGAATAATTCCAATCTTTTCCATCTCTGAGATTATAACTCGCTGAAGTCTTTGAATTGTTCTTGCGAAGCGAATGTCTTTTTGTGCTAAAGTTGTCTTGTCTTCGGTTGCCCCATCTCCCATAGAGAGATATGATTGGGGAATCTTTAGAGCAGAGAATAATTTGTCTCTGAGGTACTTCACATCATCAATGCCGCCGTTGTATGAAGATCCGGGAAGGTTTGTAATATCTGAAGTTGTTCCGCCACGGACGGGAATAAAGTAGTCCTCTTCAACAGATAGAGGGTTGTAGCGTAAATCAACACGACCGGTTGTTGGGTCAACAACTTGGTGTCGCTTCATTTGGGTCATAACCTTCTGCATGTATTGCTCTACATCTTCGGGAGCGATGTTACCCACATCAATTTTAAAAAGTCTTCTTTCTGGTGCTCGGACAATACGATAAGCCATCATAGCATCTTCAAGCATGGTAAGTTGTCGCCAGATACGACGAGCGGGTTCAAGAACCGATGTTCCGTATGGAGCGAACTTGTCGTTTCCAAGAATACGAAAATGTGCTACTTGCCAATTCTCAAAGGTCATTCCACCTGAGTTCCATTGAAATTGCACATAGTTTGGGTTTTGTTCGTCCTCGCCCTCAAGTCTTTCAACTTCTTGTGGAGGAAGGCCAATTACATTTTGGATTCCCATTTTCTCGTCAATATCACAATAGAGAAAGAGATCTCCATATTTACACATTGTTCGACACCAACCAAAAAGGTTGTAGTCAATATTGAGAACTTTATGGTAAAGGTTCTGAAGGAGATAGGATATCTCCTCGTTTGAGCACTTAATATTCAACATGGGCTGTAAAGCAGAATGTGTTGTCATTTCGTCAGCGTATATGTCCAAAGAAGAAGCGATTTCCGGAGTATACTCCATCTCATCAAAATCTACATATCGTTCTGCTCGATTGCGATTAGCAAACATAGCAGAGTTAAGCTGAGACATTGGAGAATAACTTTCAATCTTTTTGAATTGCTTTCCAGATGCAGAGCGAAAGTCTTTCGCATACATATCTAAATGTCTTCTGCGAAGTTGTCTTCCTGTCTGTGTTCTTCTGGTTGTGATTGGGCCAGAAAATAAACGAGTTAATGATTTAAATAATTCATTTTCCTCGTTGTTTGGGTTCTTCCCTTTATTTATTCTTTTGCGTGGAGCCATTATCTATCCCTTATAAATCCAAAGAAAATCTTTTGTTTGATTAATTTCCTCGCGATACTTCTCATTGAATGATTCAGAATAACCATCCTGTCCTTTGATGGTTGTATTCATCTTGGTGCTATTAAGAAACATCCCATCCATCATTGCCTTTTTGTAGGCAACATCTCTCTGATCTACTTCTAGTGCTGTGTCTCGTACCCAGCAGGCAATAGACAGGGACATAACCAAATCGTCATGGTATGAGCGCATTGCCTGTGGTCTCCCGTTGTGCCAAATAAAAGTCTTGAATTCATGAAAAAGTCGCGAAGATCTAACTATAATTAGTTTGTTTCTTATGTACTCTTCCATTTTAGCCACAATAAGTGGCCTTGTTTTAGAGGAATTTGTAAATCCGGGAACAGAGTTTGAGGCATATTGGGCCTTGTGCTGTTCTATATATTCGTGCGATCCCTTGATTGAATAATAAAGGTTTGGATATTCTTTTATAATAAGCTTTTCTAATACAGAGATACCAATACCATTGTTCTCGACAACTAATAGGCAACTTCCGTATTCTCGTCCGGCATCAAATAGAATGTCGGAATAATGGTCTAAGGTTGGTTTGCCTTGATACTCTGCGACTATTTCCATCGTTGCGAGTTTGATGACATGAAAAACCGAATAATCTGCACCGTCACCGCGAGCAACATCAGCCACAAGCAAATATTTAGAATCATCTTGATACTTCTCCCAAATCCAGAAGTTTCTATCAAACCCTGTCTTATATGTAGGTTCGCTGACGCAAGAAAGGGTCCACTCCATATCCTCGGCTTGTAACACAGTTTCACCGGAAGAATTGAAGTTACACTCAAGCTCTTGAGCGATCTGTCGCTTGGACATGTTCTTGGTTTCCTTTTTGAACCAATTAATATCTCTTTCGGGGTGGACATCCCATGGAAGATTGACAGCCTTGAAATCGTTCTGACTATCGACAGCATCAACATAGGTCTTGTGAAACCAGTTACCGACACCGTTAGGTGTTGAAAGGGCTATACAGCGACCACCTGTTGATAGAGTAGGATAGAGAGCAGTCCAGAGTTCGTCAAGACCATCAACGAAAGCGGCCTCGTCAATTACGAGGAGGGACAACGCTTCCGAACGACCAGCGTCTCCGGAGGTGGAGGATGCTTTAATTTGTGAGCCATTTGTTAGTTCAAAGGAAGTTCTGTTATCAATTGAAATATCTGTAATGCGAATCCAGTCTGGTAAATTCTTCATCATTGCTTTTACTTTCTTTACCAAGTTGGCAGCCGTGGCAAATTTCGTTGCTAATACCATGACATTCTTATCACGGTGAAATAAAATAAGCCAGACAATGTAGGCGGCAGTAATCGTTGAGATGCCTAGCTGTCGGGCTTTGAGAATAACCGAAAAACGAAAATCATTAAAATCTTGGAGGAGATTGTCTTGGTATGGAAAAGTATCAAATTTTATCAAACCACGGAGTGGGTGGGAAATACGGCAATAATTATTAATAAAGTAAACAGGATCTTTACCTGACTTTACAATCTCCTTTACGATTTCCTTCTTTGATAATTCAAAACCCATTATTTCCTTGTATCGTTACTAGGTCTTTTCTTGGAAGCAAGTTCTAAAAATTTCTTTGTGACCTCGCGAACTGTTGGCTCGCTTGGCTGAAGGATACCTTCTGCGTCGAGCTTACCAATTTTATAAACTTGGGTCGCTTGAACCCAAGAGTGTATACGAGAAGATGATTGAACAAGAATATTGCTTTCTCCATCTTTCGTCAAAGTAATTGGGTTGCCTGTTATTGCTTTGTATTCTTTTTGTAAAAACTTTTTGATTTCGTTGAGTTGTCTATCGATGTCGCTCTCAAAACCACCAGCATAAACTTGTTTCAGTTTGATCTCCGATTGATATGAAAGGATCATTGTTGGACCAGAGAAGCGAACTTTGAAGCCATCAATAACACGGCTATCAATAATTGGGTTCCCTTCTTCTCTTTTGAGACCGGCAGATCTTTCGCGGCCATCGTCGTTGTAATCGGCGACATGAGCACCAT